CAGAAGTCCATCCCCCCCATTCGCGTCCATTCACTCTCAGCGTTACGTCATCGTTCATCGCACCGGAACCCTCAGGGGTGAAACCGGCACAAAGCCGGGATGTGTGACCGCGTTGCGCCTGACAATGTCAGACTCCCGTGCGGCGTTATCAAACCAGGTTGCCGCCAGTACCAGCGCTGGCAAAACCTCAGGCGGAGTGCGTTCAACCGTTTTTTCTGTCTGCGACAGACGTTTTTTGATGTCACTGTTGAGGTCAGACTTCACACGACGCAGCGCCAGAAAAAGACGGTCATCTGTGGCTCTGGCCATTTCTTTATCAATGGCAGTATTCAGGGTGTCGCGAATATCAACGAGCTCGTCCCAGGTCGAAACATCCACAGATGTCGTTTCATCCGGAGCATTGTTCAGCGCGGGGTGTGTCACCGAAGGCCAGCCAGCGCTCTGCCCGCTCTGCTCATTACTCTGGTGTATTGATGCCGGAAGCGACGTGACTGTGTAAACTGCTTCACTTATGGCTGTTGTGCGAATAGCACTGGCAACATAGTTACCCTGTTCCTTTCGGTTCTGCGTCGTTTTACTGTCCGTCTTCCAGACACCACGAGGAGAAAGATCGCTGCCCAGCGAAATACCGGAGAAGTTTTTGATCATGGTGTATAAATCGCTGGCATTTCCTGCCAGCCGGTTTCCTGAACGGCACATTGCCTGCAACTGTTCAATGAAACCCTTACCTGATGATGGAGGCGGGAGTAACACGGAAATATCGCCCTGCAATAATCGCGCTGCAGAAGATATTTCGGCATCTACCAGCGCCATTTTTTCAGAGACATAGCCAAGCATGCCTCTAGCATCTTCAACCACGCCGTTCTGCACAAAATCTGGCATGCCTTCCATACCAAATTTTCCGAAGTTATCGCTGATACAGTCATCAAGCGCCGAACAGGAAGACACCAGAGTATTAGCCGTAGCAGCGCCGGATGTCGGGTAAGAAAGTTCTCCTGCCTCAACGAACTGGAGATCAAACCGTACCATTCTCCCTTCGCCGGATGTCGAGCTGACTTTAATCTCACCATCTACACAGACGCTCAATTCCCCGTAAGTGGGGTGTATCAGAATCCCCGGCCCCGGTTTGTTCAGCGCTTCAATAAGCCTGTCACGCTGTTCCCAGCAATTATCGCCAACAACATAAGCGGTAATGTTCGGGCGGAAAGTAACTTTGCCCAGGTCTTCCGTGTAGGGCTTGTCCCGGTTTGGGTATTCATGGGTTTCTACACGACGTCCTACCGCAGATCCTTCCCCTTCAAACTTAAATGGAACGCCCCGAAAGGACGCTTCCTGCAGTCTGTCTTTCCACGACATATCTACTCCGGACATAAAAAAACCTGCCGCAGCAGGTTATTAACCACCCATTCCTGTTCTTCCGATCCGCGTATACCCCACATCGTGGTTTACATCGATACCGGAAGCGCGCGTATCAGTTACCTTCATGCCAGGCGGTGCATTCTCAAATTGGACTGTTACCGTTCCCTGAGGCTGAGCCGACGCACCCTGTTTAATCTGGTAAGGGTTAAAACCAGGGCTAGCCACGCCGGTGCCATAGGCCCCATAACCACCAGCGCCCCATTGTGCAGCGTTAGCAGCAGCGACCGTATCGCTTGCCCCATCAGAGAACCATTCAATAATGGGCTTCAGCTTCTCCCACATATCCTGGAACCATTTCACCACCGGCCCCCAGTTGTTAATTACCATCCCTAAGGGAGTCCATGAGAATGCAGTTTTAATCAGCTCCCATCCCATTTCGAAGTAAGGACCGATCGTCTCCCACATTTTTTTAAAATAAGGACCAATAGCGTCCCAGTTAGAGATAATTAGCCCTGCGGCCAGCGCAATTCCTGTCAGGATCATGCCAAGCGGGGTCATCGATGCCAGCCTGCTGGCAATCGTTATAGCCTGCCCGACGCCCATAATTCCCAGCTTAAGGGTGGCAAGACCGGCAACAAGACCTGCTACGCTGCGAATCACCCTCGGGTTCTGGTCGGCAAAGGTAGTGAACTTTTCGCCCAAATCGCCAAGCCAGATCGTCAGATTTTTTGTATCACCTGAGAAAGCACTTCCGATGGCGGCCAGACCATTAGTAGCGGTACCGGTCATCGCCTCCCAGAGGTTAGCAAGGGTTCCAAGCTGCGCTTCAACACGTTTATTTAGGCTGGCCTGCTGGTTCATTTTCTGCTGAACCTGGTCATAGCCGTCTTTCCCCTTGTCGATAAGGGCGTTAACAACCTGGAGCGTCTCCGCATCGTCACCAAACAGCGCCTTTAACACCCCGCTTCGTTTCACATCAGTTAACTTCCTGAGCTTCGCCAGTTGCGTGAACATTTTATCAATACCGCCGAAACTGCCTTTACCGTCGGTGAAATCAAGATTCACTCCGAGTTTTTGACGCTCGAGCACTTTATTCACGCTGTTGACTTTCTTAACATCCAGACCTGACTGAATGACTTTACGAAGGGCGTTACCTGCTGACTCACCCTGCATGCCCATCTGATCCATCATCACGCTTATAGGCGCAAGACCCTGAGCCGCTTTTAGCCCATCTTTGTTTACCATCTTCAGAACAGAACTGGTTTTGGTGAAGAAAGACAGCATGTTGGTATCATCCACCCCCAGATAAAATGCCTTCTGGATCGTGTCGAATAACCCCATCATGTCATCTGAAGCGGTGCCGGTGGCGTCCTGCATTTTCGCGGCAAATTCAGCCGCCGCTTCAGGTGTCTTTTTCAGCTGAACGGCAAGGTACGCTGTCGCTTTCCCCACCCCGCCCAGAATGTTTTCTGCCGGAATACCCTGGCGAACCAGCATCTGCATCATGTTCTGAAAATCAGCCGTGGTACCCGGCAACTGATTACCGAGCCCCACGGCAAGTTTATTGATTTTTTCGAAACTGTTGCCGACCTCACCATTGGCCTGCATCATCGCCACTTTCAGACCCGTTGCCGCATTTTCCTGATCGGCGAAAGCCTTGAGTGAAACAGTCAGTCCTGCTGCAAGGCCACCAGCAAGAGCTATTCCGCCCTTCGATGCCTCTTCGGCCTGACGTTTAAAACCACGAATGTTTTTCTGCATTCGTGAAAGCGCAGGAGAAAGCTTATCCACGCCGGTAATCAGCGCTTTCAATTCAAACTCAGCCATTTCGAGGCTTCTCCTGTTCTATTCTGTTTGCCTGGCTGACCAGTAACGGAAGCTCACTGACTGGCATATTCAGCAGTTCAAAAGGGTTAATGCGCCAGTAGCTGGCGCAGTCAAAAAAGCGGTCGGTGAGATACTCCGCCGTCAGCCCTGGAGGAAAAAACCAGCAATAAGCCAGCCTGCCGAGTTCAGGTCCCCTGGAGACATTTGATCAACGGTGCTCAGGGGGACATTTGCCAGCCTGACGATGTATTTAGCAATAATGTGCGCCTGAAGTTTGATCGACTCGTCCTGGTTCATCTGATAGGGATAACCCAGTTCACGAACGTCTTTCCCCGTAGGCTCGTTGAACTCCAGGACGCTGATTGTTTCACCATGTGCATTGACTGGGTTGCTCAGCTCAAGTTCTTTCATTACTGGTAATCTCCCTCTTCACCGTGGAATTCAAGATCCGCTGTACCTTCTTCAGCGTTATGGTTAGCTTCACCATGCAGCCAGGCGGATGACAGAACATAAACCTGACCGTTCGCAAGTTCGGCGGTAATCGTCATCTGGTCTGATGTCGTCACCTTGCTGACCGGGAAGTCTTTCGGCACTTTAAAGGTGCCCTTAACGTAAGGGGCGCGATGAGTTTCCTTTCTGTCTACGTCCCCGGCCATGCCAATGATGTCGTCATTGACCGTCTTGTTAATTGGCACCTCAATGCCGCCGGTCAGCGATAACTGCTGACCGTCAATTTTGAAATAACAGGTACCTGCAATGCGTGCCATTACGCGGACTCCTCTTGATACTGAAGACGGAACTGATTAAGCAGCGCGAAGACACGCAACTGGTTAACGTAATCAGGTGGATAAAGTACGTTGATGCGGGTCGGGTCATTCGCATCGCGCTCAACAATCAGGTGCGCTTTAAACAGGTCATAGTTTTCTACGATCCCTTCACGCTCCATCTGGCGATACGTTGCCAGCAACTCACCCTTAATGACCGCAGGGGTGACAATCGCCTGGCCGGGGCCGAATCGTGTACCATCATTCGCCAGTTTATGACGGCCATACTTGCTGGTAATAACGGACTTCAGGCGACGGAGCACATACGCGCTGGTATGCAGCGTTTCGCTGTCCAGATAGCTGTTATCCGCCACGCCGTAAGCGTTCTTTTTGTAGGTGGTGATATCGCGCTGAATACGAAGCACACCGCCTTCTGCATATGCAGTAGCGATACCGTGAGTCAGTAACGATTGCTGCTCAGTACGGATGAAACGCTTGCCCGTTGGGGGCGGTAACATCCCTGTCAGCTCTCCCGTTTGCGTCGGGCGGGCAGGATCGATACGCAGGAATACCGCAGCGCGGGCAGTTCGGCTTGCTGCCAGTTCATCTGGACAGGACTGAACTGTTTTTTCATAACCTGCAAGCGTCACATGCGGATCGTTGAACATATCGCCGACGGTGATCAGGTCACTTACAGCGGCGATTTTTGCCGTATACACGTGGCCGTAAATCTGGCGCAACCAGCTCCAGCGACCGCTGGTATCGTTCATCTCGAGTGTAAAGGCGTTCATTGATGCGGTATCGTTGAACGGATGCCCGATATAGTCGAACGGCTCGTCACCCATTGCGGCAATTGCCCCGGTCAGTACAGGGGCGCCAGCACCTGTCACTCCCGAGCCCACGGCAATAAGTACCCCCGCAGGTAGCACTTCCCCTCCGCTAAAACCGTAGTAGTTAAGCGTGATCGGAATGTCGTTTGCCCAGGTGCCTTTATGACGGGCGGTAAGCGTTACGACACCGTTATTGGCAGAGGCAGTAAACGCTGTCTGTCCGTCAGCAGTGATGGCAGCAGCGATTGCTGATGCAATAGCCGTGACATCATCGCCGGTAGTGACGTTAGCCTGAATGCGACGGCGGCCGATGTATAGACTGACCACACCAGAACCCGTGGCCGCTCCTGTCACCGTCAGGGTAAAGGTGGCGGCTGTTCCAGTATCAGGTACAGCAACCACCCAAAGTTCACCAAACGGGTCGGTGAGCCGGTAGGCTTCAACCATACGTGCCAGCTGGCTGCCGGCACCACACTGCTGGATGGCGTAGTCTTTCGACGGCATGAAAACCAGCTGATTCGTGGCAATAGCTGCCCCTGCGTTTACATGACCGATAAGCAGTGATGGCGCGCTGGTCTGCGCGGTATTCGCTGCGCTATTGTCCATTTCGGCATAGAACAGCGGAACCCGGAGATCAGACGGAATGTTGTTCATGGAGACTGTCATTTAGCGCTCACCTTTTTATCCGTTTCAGCGTCTTTCGATGGCTGAACAATTTTGATATCTCCGTCGAGCTCCCGACGGTACCAGTACTGGCTTTCATCAACGTTTCGCCCTTCAGCAGGCAAAAGATCGCCTCGGGCAGGGTCATGAACTGACCGCCCATTTATGGGTTTCACAAACATGTTTATCCTCAGGTAGGGAGAGTGAATTCCGTGTGGTGTTCGATATTGCCGTCTGGTCCGTTTCCGGGATCGATAAAGTCAACATCGATGGAGAGGGTTTTAAACTCGTCCAGGTCGCCGAGTTCGTCGTACTGACGGGTGTCTTCTTCGTTGATTTCCGTCTCAACAACAAAGTCGAACTGATAGCTCAGCTCGTGACGGTTAACATCAAGAAGCGTGCCTCCGTCATAGACAATGGGGTTTCCGCCCTCTTCCGGATTCCACCCCAGTAACGCTTTTAAAAGCATCTGACGGATTTCGTGCACCACATCGAATGACGCAAACTGTCCACGTTCGTCCCGTCCGTTGCTGACAAAAACGATAACGGAAAAACCTTCCCTCAGGGTCTGCCAGTAATCCGTCTGACTTTTCTGCTCACCAGGCGAATCATCACCAGGAACAACGTAAGCTGACGGGAGTTTCATCTTGCCGACTTCAGGCAGGTCCTTAAACTGCGCCGCTCCCGCAACACGATTTTCGAAAACAGGACATCGGGCACGAAGTGCAGCAATAACAGGAGTGAGTTTCATCAGCGACGTTTCTCCGGTTTAAGTGAGAGGCGTAGCTCGCGCGCCAAGTAATAGCGCGTCCACGGGCTGTTTCTTTTCAGCGTCTCTACCATGAAGTTGTTACGTGGAGCCAGGCGCCAGCCGCTGCCGCCGGAAGCTCCACGATGATGGCTACGGCGACGTTTAGCGCCACCACGAACACCGTAAAAAAGAAATGCCGGGTAGAAGTCGCCAGTGATTAACCTGTTTCCCTGTCCGTTGCGCTGGTTCGGTGCAATGCGGGTCATAAAACCGGGGCGGTTTTTACTTGCCCTGGGGACCATAAAACCGATGGATTTTGCAAGGCGGCCGCTCTGATAACCTGGGTTTTCACCCGGTTCAGATCGTCCCCGGCGCATCACCAGACGGCGGGCATCGCGCATGTGCCGCTGACCAATATGAATAAACGCCCGACGAACGCGCGCCCGGTTAAAGCGCATTTCATTAGGCTGTTCAAAATTAACGTGAAAAAAGGGAGTTGCCATTACTGTTCCCTCCGGCTGTCACTGACTCAACGCCAAGTTCGGTGCATTCAAGAAGCAGGAACCGGCGTTTACTGTTCAGGTCACGCGCCCGCTTAACGCGAAACACTTGATCGCCCTGCACCACCTCGAAATCTGAGGTGATTCCGCTTCGCCAGCGGATGGTGATGTAATGTGTAATAACGTTGTCAGTCTGAGCTGTTTCCTGATATGTCGTAGCGCTGGTCTGAACCATCTTTGCCCAGACTGGAAATGAAACCGGGTATTCAGGCTCGGTACCGAAATCAGCTGCAGGTACATCAACCCGTTTTCTGATAAGCACCCGTTTATCAAGCTCTCCTGGATCGGGAAGCAGGTATGTCGCGCTGGTTTGCGCCTGCCTGAGTTTCATAGCGGAATGAACCGGTACGGGCCAACAAGCCAGGTATAGGATTGCGGCATTTCCGTTTTTTCAACCTCACTTACGGATGATCGGTTTTCGTAGAAATGTGTGACAAGTAACAGCATTCCTAACCTGATATCTTCAGACATAACCAGACCATCAGGATCATTAGCCGAAACACCTGTGGAAGAATCATAAAGCGTTCGGTTCAGATACGTTTCCGTTCTTGCCTGCACCGCTTTTCCGAGAGTTTCTAGGAGTGAATCTTCATCCGAATAATCCTCTTCCAGGCGCAACTGACGTTTAATTTCTTCCAGTGTCAGAAGCATAAAACCTCCATGCCCGCCAGATGACGGGCATAAAAAAACCGCTTACGCGGCATCTTTCACGGTTGGTCTGTATTACGGAGCTTTACCCACCAGCGCTTTGATGGCTGCGGTATCTTCCAGCACACAGTCGAAGCGGTGGAACGCCAGGAACGCAGTCTGATCGTATTCGGCGTAACGTTCAACCAGGCGCTTAAGGGTCATATAAGAAACGCGGCGAACGATGAAGCGATTAAAATCACCCAGGAAAATAAATTTCTTACTCGCCGCCGCCGCATCAATTGCCTGATCGATCACATATGGAATACCCAGAACGGTCGCCGGGGAACCACCAACAACATCTGGCAGCCACAGCGGGCGTTTCTGATCATCAACCATCTCTTCAATGACCTGAAGCGTACCGTCATTAAATGCCCAGCGGTATTTAGGTCCGCCGCGATATGCCGGATCAATCGCGTGTTTCAGGCTGTTCATTTCCTGCCAGGTAAATGTTGCCGCTGCCGCAGCAGAAACGGTCCCGGTGACTGAAGCCGCGAGTCCCTTTGGCTGCAGCGGTGTGCCTGCACCTGTACCCTGGACCAGGTATTTAGCTTCGCCGCGGCCAATGCGCTGTGCAATACGCCCCGCCAGGTATGCTTCAATATCTACGCCGCTGTCCTGCAGAAGTTCGTTAGAGACACGGATGATTTTGGATGACAGCTTTTTGGCACCCAGGATCGCCGTACCAAACGTCACGTCACCTTCACTGGCCGCAGTGTTTTCAGCGAGCAGCTCACCTTCTTCAGCGGTCCCGTCAGAAGTGGACCAGGTAATATCCTGACCATTCGAGGTATTGAGAATCTGGGCAACGCTGGCGATCCCGCCGTAAGCCTTCATCGCATCGATGATGGTATTGCGCATCTGGGTAGGTACGGTATAGCCCCCTTTATCATCAGGAGACGTACCCTGCGCGCTCAGCTCTTTAACGGCCTGGCGCTCTTCGGCAGTGAGTTCACCGAAGCCGTGGCGGAGAAGGCGATCAAATGCAGCGGCACGGCGTTCTTCCGCCTGCACCTCAGGGTTATCCTTACGCTGGCGCTGTTCAGGCTCTTGCTCATTAACAAAAGTCTGGTCGTGACGACGCAGCTCTTCTTCACGGGAGATACGCTCATCAAGCGAGTCCAGTTCTGATTTTGCAGCGTTCCACTGGGTAAGCTGCTCATCGGTCCAGGTCGCATCGCCAATTTTATCGTGCAGAGCACGCATATCAGTGGCGATGGTGTTACGTTTTTGCTTCAGTTCGTGCAATTTCATGGTTTTTCCTTACGCGTTAAGAAGAGTCAGCAGGCGCTCGCGCGCCATTCGTTGATTAATGGCTTGCGCCAGCGCGCCGCTGTCGCGCGCTTCCTGCCAGGCTTTCATGGATCGGATGCCAGAATCAGCCTCCTGGTAGGCCGGATAGGTAACCGGACTGACGTCAAAGAGGCGTGAAAAACGATTAATTTCGCGAATGACAATCCCTTCGTCGTCCTGATACCAGTTCTCACCGTCATGGGCGATCCGGAATGCAAACGACGACTGATTGATATCACCGCGAATCATCGGAGCCAGGACCAGATCGCGGATAGTCTGAGTATCTGGAGCCGAAATATCGTAGCGAAGACCTTTATCATCGACGCTGACGCTCAACGTGCCGGAGGCACTGCGCCCTAGAATAAAGTTTGGGTCATGGTTAAATAACCCACGGATATCGTCGCCAAGCACATCATCGAAAGCGCCTGGTTTGATAATTTCGCGGAATCCCCAGAGGGGTTCTGAACGACTGTTAAACACCGAGCCGTAACCGATAATTCGCGTGGGCTGCTCGCCCTGCTGCTCGGCACGGACTTCACCGCTGTAACAGCGAGTCTCGCGATCACTCATCGGTTTTATCCTCTTCGGTTTTAGTAGTTTTGAAATCATTGGCCGGGTTAGCAGCGTTGACGCTGACCAGCATTTCATCCAGGCCGTCGACAGGGTTCATATCCTCGAAAGCGCGTGCTTCGTTGCGGCTCATCCAGCCGTCAGTAATGGCGAAGTGATAGAACTGCGCACGCTCCTGCGGGGTGCCACGCAACAGGCCAGTAAGGTTAAAGCGAACGTAATACCCGGCAGCCAGCTCAGCGCGGGTAAACAGTCGTCGGTTAAGTTCCTGCTCCCAGTTTGTCACCCAGGGCATCATTGAATAGCGGACGAACTGAATTGCTTGCTGAGTAATGTTGCTGAAGGTAGCTTTTTCGAGATCGTTAATCATGTGCGCCGGTACGTTAAAAATTCCGGCAATCATGGAACGGTTGAGCTTTGACATATCGATTATCTGGGCATCGATAGGGGAAACTGTCAGCGCCTTATAGTCCAGGTCAGCAGGAAGCAGCATGGTTTTATTTTCCTGGCTGCGTAATGCCTGCGCCGCCTTTTGCCACTGCTCTTTAAGCCAGCCCCAACTTTCTTTTTGGAGCGGTGTTTTCACTGAAACAATCCCTGCAGGTCTGGCATTCCCACTGAAAAAGCTCTCAGTGTATTTCTGCCCGCTCATTCCCATGCCGATGGTTTCAGCATGCTGCATTACAGGACTAAGCCCCATCTTATGGTTATTCCCCAGCGCACGGATGTGAACCATGTCATCAGGGTTAATGGCGAACGCACCTTCTTCGTTGTATACCCCGTAGGTGTATCGCCCGCCGGTATTAATCAGCGTTGTCTCCCACGGCATACAACAATCCAGTGAAGTAATTTCACCCCGACGATCACGTTTTACCCAGGTGTACCCGTTACCCCAGCCGAGGATGTGACGCTGCTTTAACTCGCGCCATTTATAGCTGGTCTGCCAGGTATTTGGCTCGTCATGAACAAGATAAAATGCCGGATGGTCCCGCGCAGGTTCAACCTTACCGTTGTGTTTTCGCATGACGTGCAGCGGCATCTGAGCAAGGTTTGATGACAGGACATAAATACAGGCATATACCGCAGCCAGCTTCATAGCTGTTTCAGGGCTCACATAAACATCGGCCCGAAATAAACCATCGGTATCAATCGAATCACCCGTTATTGGTGTTGATGGGTTCTCCAGTGATTCACTTCTGAATAAGGCATCAAGCAGCACGTTTACCCCCTCTGGCCATAGCCAGGGCGCACAGCACCATTAGCCCACCTGCGAACATGAGTGCCGGGGCCAGACCAAAACGCAGGTAAACCCCGGGCGTAAGCAAGCCGAAACCGGCAAGCCCGATAACATCAGTAATAAATGATTTCATAGAATTAAGAGGTCATCGTCCGGATCAAGTGATGAAAGGAAATCGCCAGGCTCTTTCAGCATTGCCCGACCGATTGCCATTATCAGCGCTACAGCGCCGTCGATTTTGTTTTCGTTCTGCTCCTTAATAGGCTTAACCACGTCATCGTTACCTGGCAGATATTTCCCGACGACGTTGCTGATACACCAGCTCATGATTGGGTTGCCGTCATGATGAAAACGCCCAGATTCAATAGCGGCCTCAAGCTCTTTCATCGGGTCAGACATATTGGTGTAGTTCTGGATGATCGTGATGGGGTTAAGACCTTCGTCTGCCAAATCATGGGAAAGGCCAGTTGCGCCGAACGGGTCGATTGGTGATTCGCTTACCGGGTTGAGTTTGTTCGCTGCTTTGGCTTCTTCCAGAATGTAGCGATAATCAACCTCTGCACCATCCGTTACCGTCAGCAAACCCATCTCAACCCATTTCTGAAAACGCTCAGCAGTACGACGGTCTTCATTTTTTTCAACGCTGAACACCGTGTCATAGGGCACCCAGAATCTCGGTGCGACACAGTAGTAATGCGTTTTACCGTCAATCTCCCGCGTAAACAAACGCCCCATGCTGTTCATGTCGAGTTTGCGTGCCAGGTCGAACGCCAGCACGCAGGGCTGTCCCTCAAATTGCTCCAGCGTAAGGGTCTTATCCTCGCAGTTCTGCCACGACACAAGGTTAAAGAACGCCGCTCGGGCAGCAACCCAGATGTTGAGGTGCTTCGTTTTGAACACGCCAGCCTGACGGGCGTTATTGATGGCTCGCTGTTGCTGGCTGAGCAGAAAATCACGGTAGACCGACACGCCCATATTTGGGTTAGCTTTCTCCAGTACCTTTGGATCTGTCCAGTCATCGCCTTCATCGACCGTGTAGATCACCCCGAATAATTCTTCGTTCGGTACCGTACCGCTCAGCATCTCTATCACTTCCCGCCTTTTGTCGTAGCACGGCCCCTCAATGTTGTAGCCTGCCGTAGTGATAGCCCACATCAGCGGCTGGCGGCGGGCGCCCATACCCGTCAGCATTGTGGTGTAAAGCGAATCCGTCGGGTGTTCATGATATTCGTCGACAATGGCACAGTGTGGTGAAGCCCCGTCGCCGGGGTTTCCAATAAGCGGCTCGAAGCGTGCACCATCCTCGGGACGGTTCAGGTTAGAAGCGTTCACCTCAATACCGAACGCCTCCACCAGCAGCGGCGTACGCTTGCACATCAGGCGCGCTGGTCTGAATACTTCCCATGCCTGTTTTTCGGTGGTGGCGCCGGAATAAACCTCTGCCCCGAATTCGTTGTCACAGGTAAAGCAAAACAGCGCCACCCCAGCAGAGATAGCCGATTTACCATTCTTACGCGGTATTTCCGTGTAGACCTCACGGAAGCGACGAAGCTTAGTGCCTTTTTGTACCCAGCCAAATGCGCAGCAGACAATGAACAATTGCCACGGCTCCAGGGTGATCGGCATCCGCTTAAACGCCCATTCGCCTTTGGTATGCGGCAATAGTTGAATAAACTTTGCGGCTTTCTCCGCCATATCCTTGTCAAAGCGGTACCGGAATTTTCGGCTCTTCTCCTGGGCCATATCGTCGATATGACGCTGACAGGCCTGAATGACAAACTGGCACGCCGGGACTTTACCCCGCACAACGTTGCGGGCGTACTGATTCGCGGCGTTAACGTTAGGGTACGATTTCCGGCTCATGAATTGATCATCTTCAGGAATGGGTTGGAGGTTTTCTTCTGACCAGCAAGACCGATCAGACGCTGGCGGCTACTCGGATCAAGTCCCAGCATTGAACCGGTAGAACTCATCTCCGATTCCTGTTCTTTTTTGGCTGTAAGTTCAGGGTTCTTAATTTTTCCACCCATAGCCCCAACGATTGAAAGACCATCACGGGCGATGTTTTTGACAGCACGTCGCCAGAACTCGTAAGCCACACACCAGCGTTCAAGCACCGCAAGATCGGTTACACAGAGAAGACCTTGCCCGCATAATTCCTTCGTGGTCAGTTCCCACATGACGGAGGCCATCGGCATACCATCGTCTTCGGAAAACCATTCCGGGGGTTCAACGCCTTTAATGGGTGTGAAAACTGGTTCTTCTTTATTAAGGGCTCGCTTGCCGGGGTTACCAGCCAGCTCCTTGCGCGCCGTTGGCTTGGGGCGACGCCCGGAACGCCCCGTCGTTCCAGCCATAAGCGACACTCCAGGTTAAATTTGATTTTTCGCGGGTAAAAAAATTCGAGGAGGCGGGCAGTCCGGAAAGCTCAGGGTTGCAGAGATTTTACCTCCCCCACCCCTTCACACACATTAAATGATAATAGCTCTCACCTGTGACTTTCTTTCCCGGTCTTGGTGGCGTGACATGACCAGCACAGGCTCTGCAGGTTGGAATCGTCGTCTGTACCGCCCTGAGCCTTCGGAGTGATATGGTCAACACATGATGCCTGTTTAACGACCCCCTTTTTGATATGACCCTGGCACAGACCATTGTCACGCTTCAGGATACGCGCACGAATAATCTCCCACTTAGAGCCATATCCTCGCTGCTGTCTGGTTTGACCTGGCTTATATTGGCGCCAGCCTTCGCCTTTGTGGGCTTCACAGTAGCCTGATGGATCGATGGTGGTTGAACGGCAGCCGCGCACACGGCAAGCTTTTGGTGTTCGTGGCGGCATAGTTTCCTCATTATGGCAATAAAAAAACCGCCTATTCAGGCGGTCTTGGCTTCACTAAGTGTTTCAATTAAATCTCGCTTCGGTTTAAAACTGATTCTCTGTCCGGTTGTGAGATTAATTACAAATCTTAGCTTGGATAGTTTCCCATCAGAATCTTCAATTAATTTCCGGAAATTAACGATCCACTCAGAAAAGTTCTCTGTTTCAATAAAGAAAAGGGCCGACTCACCATGCTCTAATTTTTTAGGCATTTGAGCAGATATTAATTTATTGAACATTTGTACAATTTTTTTCTTTCCCCCGAACTCCCAATGAATTGAACTAATCACTACGGGGTATAACCCTACATTTGCAACAGTTATACTCAATCCAACCATAGATATCCCCGGTGCAGGCGCGATAATGGTCGCGTCAACAAAAGAGTTTATCCTTGGAACTGGTTTTTTATTAGCAATGTACAAGGAAACCAAAACGGCAGACAAAGTTGCTCCACCAGCAAACCATGTTGCAAACATCATCCAATATGTCCACTTGGCGGTTTCTTGAGCTGCTATCATTGTTTGTTGGGCAGCAATCAAGCTTTCAAAAGCAATCAAATCTGTATCCATTTTTACCTCACAATATAAAGTGAAGCGATTGTAACCAAAAGCGTTACGGCAGGCACTAAACAAATATCAACTAAAACACTTTTTGTGATGCTCTCTGACTGATCTGCAGGTGTCGCCATTTCACGTATCTACTTCACATCATAAGAGGCATGCTCCAGTTTGTTAAGTAGATTTGAAATGAATACTGGCGAACATCAGCGACGAAGAAAAACACTTCGAATAGGTGTTAGCTTTTGTCTTCGTGTGAAACCGTAATGGATATATCAGGCATGATTTCTATCATCTACAGTAGATATTCCCCCTCAAAAGAATAATGCCATAACGATTGTTCTATCACTGGTGACGATAATAAAAAAGCCCCGAGGATTCGAGGCCATGTATAGAAGATTGGCTAGAATTAATCATCATCTCTACGAAGATGAATTGACACTGATTCCCCGCCACCAATAAACCCGCCATAATGGTCGAAGGTGCCTTCGTGCTCTAAAATGGCAACCACAGCGGCAGTCTCTGTGTTATTCATTCCGAGTTCCTCTGCAATCTCTTGTTTCATCTCGGTCAAATCTACTACTTTTTTTCCGATATTTTCTAACCGATTAATCATCCCACTCCAATCTTCGTTAGAAATTTCAATAACTTCCGCATTGGCATTCATGCCAACGGTTGGATCAATGACAACCCCTTTGCTATCCCTTTTATACTGAAAAATACCGGCCTGCCCGCCTTGGTAACCACCTAACGTTTGTAATACTTTCATTTGTAACTACCTCCCTTCAGTAAATATGGAGATAGTATCGGCACAAAATTAGGAGACCTTTAATTTAAATGCTGATTAGTTAGTACATCTGGCAGTTCGCCTGCCACGCTTTGTTATGCGCCAGGATGTCTTTCTTCGCTTGGCGGTCCATAACGTCGATGTCGTGATCAGTCAGGTAGATCGGTTTTACCCAGTCACAGGCGGTATCAACCACCACCGGAGCGCTTCCACGTGTCACGCAGCTCGCGATCAACATCGTCATCAGGCATGCGGTTAACAGTCTGCTGTACATTGATGGCCTCTTTCGTTGCTTCTACCCGGCGTTCGGCTACTGCTTCAGTTGCTGCGGCTTTTTCTTCTGTATTTTGCTTCTGAAACTTAGCTTCCGTTTTTGTGGTTCCTGAAGCATGACCAATTCCGAAAGCAGCAGCTATAGCACCGAGAACAGCAACAGCCAGCCCAATAATCATTTCCATAGTCATATGGCCACCCGTTCCTTTACCCAGCCATAAACAAACGTCTCGTTCGCGCTGCGCTGTTCTGCCAGTTCGAGATAACGCTGACCCTGGCTACAATTAAGAGCACGGAGCATAACCAGCTCCCCCTCTACTCCTCGCCGGGCAAGATAGCTTTTTAATGCGCTGATAGTTCGAGGACCGATAAAACCATCTGCAATCAGATCGGGATAGAGCGAGCCCTGAATGTTGAACACGTTCAGCCAACGCTGAAACCATTTGGTCTGCACCGATGGGCCCATGTTTACGCCTGTGTCGCATAGTTCGGCAGCGATGGCTGGTGATACCTCAGAAACAAGGTCGAAGCGTGGCCCTGTCCAGTAGTCAGCCGTCAGGATATCCAGCGCCTGCTGGCGGGTCAGGTTTCGCATATCCCCGTTGAATCCGTGGGCGCGAGCTACCGCTTGTGTGATCCCCCAGTTAGTTGGACCGCCCTTATCGTCAGGGTGATTAACGTAGCCGCCCTCTTTACCGAGGATGGCATTAAAAATTTCGTCTTTGGTCATGTGAATGCCTCAGGACGTCAATGATGCGTGCTACGTTTCCACGAGCCCAGAGAACGGCGGCGCATATCAGGACGTTCACCAGCACCACGAACCAATGCGATTCATGGTACAGGCCGAACAGGTAACGGAAAGGGACGCTGGCGTATACCAGCACCGTGAAATAAGCCATCAGCGATATCAGGGGGCGATGTCTCGCCCCGCCGCGCTGGTAGAACATCAGAGCAAGGACGATCACCCCACAGATGAGGGCATTCACCATCGCACTCGGATCACTTGTTACCATTGCTGGCCCCTCCTCCACGTAAACGCGAGAGAATTCCAAACAGGCTACCTAAATCCTGACTGTTGACGAACGTCAGCAACTTAATAGCAATAGCAGCTACGATTACCGCGCCCAGCGCATCAAGCGGCCTGTCGCTATACCCCGTCCATTTGGAGAAGTAAGAGCCAAGCAGCGGCGCGCCGATAACGCCGAAGATGAATGAGGTGATGAAGTAGCCCACCAGCTTAAGGCGGCTTATATTAACCGCCGTAGCGACGTAGAACACCGCACCAGCGAATGCGCCAAACACCACACCGTAATCAATACCAGTTGCCAGCCCGAACATACTGGCCCCCATCAGACCACCAGCCGCTACCGTAGTGCCAGAAACAGGATCGGACATTTAGCCCCCTCTTATTGCCGTGAGTCCTCTCAGAACGAGGGGAGATAACAAGACTGCATAGCCAGCCCCATAAACGTAAAAACCCCGCAATGGCGGGGTTCATTTTGATAAGTACTCTGTCTAAGTGACTACTCTTATCACAATATCCATAAAAATGCGTACGCGTTAGCTTTTTTGAGGTATCTTCTTACTTATTTTTTCTCGTAAGGATTTTTTATGCTGTTAGAGGACTATGCACGTTACGTAGTTGAATGTGAATTGGAGTTAGCGCGTGCACCAAAAGATGCACCATCAATGCCTGTATCAGATGCATTGAAAGCTGTGGAAAAATTATTCAAAAGCCATAAAGCAAAGTATTCAATTGCGGAAGGTAAGTCCACTGTTCGCATCGTCGATATGAACTGCGACGACAAGAATGGGTATACAATGATTCTCTTCCAATATGCTAACTCAAGTGTTTCAGATCCTCATTTTGCTAACAAGCTTACAGGAGTATCAAGAAAAGCAGATAGAGATGAAGATGAAGCCCCAGCGGTAACTTGTCATGTATGCGTTTCGCACGAGCCTCGCGATAAACATTTATTCCCTGACTTATATAGAATGTATGTTGAAGAAGTGCCTGGGTTAACGAAATCATTAATGGCTAGCGCATTAACATGGATGATAGCTGAATCCACGGAATACACATTCGTTCGTAAAGACGGTAAAAAGCCCCGTGAGATAGCCTGCCGCCCAATTGCAAGCATTAATCCTTACGCGTCTAAAACTCTTAAAGACAGTTTAAAGACAGGTACTTTAACTGGAATGACTGCTATTAGATATAAAAATAATAGGAAACTAGACGAGGAAGGTGAAATAACAGTTATCCAAGAAACAATGGTATTGTCATTCCAAAACTCAACAGGTGAAAAAGCCATAAACCTTGTAAAAAAAGCAAGTGACTATGTTAGGAGCATGGAGTATTCCAATCTAAAATTAACTAGAAGAGATAGTAATAAGCGTACAGTGAGTGATGAAATTGATATTTCCTATGAGAAATCCATAGAAGATATAGCAGACACAGTTTTCTCTCAGAAAGAAAAGGTAGTTTTGTCTGATAATATTGAAACTTGTCAAACGCAAATACATAACCAGCTAGCTGGAAAAATGGTTGCATTACTGTTAAAATAGACAGTAACTGCAACGGAGGGAGCGCGTATGGGTGCATTTAAAAAAATATTGACTCCGGTCGATTACGTTCGCATTAAACATCCTGAGAAAAGGGTGTTTGATGTTGCGATCCCATTAATTTTCTCTGTAATAATCACCTCATTTATTTTTTATCTTGATAATCCAATCACTCTATTAGCCAAGGACGGGTTAATCTCCGTTGTGAACGGTATATTGCAGATCCTTTCTGGTTTCTACATAGCGGCAATGGCTGCAGTGGCCACATTTCAGAAAACAGGCATGGATGAAGTAATGGACGGTTCCCCGCCTAAATTAAAAGGAAAAGACCTTACTCGACGCAAATTTCTAACTTATTTATTTGGCTACCTTGCCTTTTCCAGCATATTCATGTATTTAGCAGGTGGTGGTTTACAATTACTCAATTCGACAATAACACATATTTGGCTATTTAAGAATATAGTTGCAAAGTTTATATTTGTTTTTATTTATATATTCATTATTGCAAATATCATTTGTACAACTATTCTCGGCATGTATTTTATGATTGACAAGATGCACGATGAAAAGGAAGTATTAAAACAAAATCATAAAAACGTAGAATAAGCACCCTCCAGATAGGCTGATAGGTGCTTATTCTAACCCATGTTAGTTTATCATCGAATACACGCCAATAATAAATCCTAATGCTCTCTGAAGTTCCTTCCTAACTGTTCCATCTGAGCACTTTCTTTTTCTCGCTATTGTTCTTAAAGAAATACCGAGGACAAAATGAGCTATAACTAGTTCGTATTCCTCTGATTTATACTTTCTCAAGCGAGCTACGCAGCCATCAATCATAATCCCTTCATCATCATCACATTGCAGACGTGTCTTTTTACCGTGCGGCAATAGACCTTTAAATCCAGCAGCAACGGGTTGCCAGTCGACTCCACTGCTATCAGTTGCAGCCCAAGCACCCCATAAGTCCATAACTTCATACATATCGCGCATGTTATCTCCACTGTTCATGCTAATACGCCGATTGCCAGCGCACGATCTAAAAACCGAATCAACAGCGATAATTGGTCGCCGTGCTTCGCTTCAAATGCCACAGGATCGGCGTGCAACTCATCGTGATGCGCTCTGCACAGCGGTATCACAAACAGGTCGTGCGCTTTGGTACCCATTCCACCCTGCCCGTGGCCTATCAGGTGGTGGGGGTCGTCTGCAGGGTTATTGCAGCAACTACACTGCTGCGACTTCACCCAGCGAGTGTACTTCTCGTTCTCCCAGCGGCGGCGCTTTGGCCTCAGCATGAAAGATTCCGGTGATTCAGGATCGACCTTCACCGAGACTATCTTCTTCACTTTCTCCTGGAGGATTTCAGTCGCCGATAATGTCGGAACAATGTCGCTTTCCCGCATCACTGAGCTGTGCGATTCAGGCTTAATCCTGAGTGCCAGGTTAGCCACTGATTCAGGAATAAGGTCAGCCAGATCGTTACGTACCATCCACCAGCACAACTCCGGCAGCGTCAGGGTATGGTCAGCGCTGAAACCCAGCATAATATTTACCCTTTCGAGCAGCCATTTTACCAGGTTCTGCATGGCAATTCCTGTCAGTCTTTCAGTGGTTTGTTCCCGCAGTTGGTTATCGCATCCCCAGCACAGTCGAATACTGCCGGGGGCGTGGCGTAGCAGTGTGAAGTCCTTTGAGTGCCATTCGTTGTGCGGCCACTGACATTCGAATTTACGTTCCAGCCAGGCATCAAGGCCACTCAGTCCACCAGCACGCTGAATAACCCGCTCGTTCAGGAAAAGTTCCTGCATACTGACATCATCTGTCAGTGGCTGGTGTACTTCAGGAATCAGGCCAGATGGCAGGTGCTGGATTGCTTCGGAAGGCGTTTCAATCACCACCCGGCCACGACGAAACAGCCACAGCAGTTCGTTTCCTGGGCGGAACAGAACCACCCCGGACATAGGCGCAACTTCAGGTGTCAGTATTGCTCTCACCCTATTACTCCTACCGCTGGTTGATGTTTGGTAATCGCTATTTCAACCCTGCCACCCGGAACTTTTGGGCCCCACTCCACCAGCATTCTCTGCACCTGGCTGTCATCCTCCCAGATGCCAGCGTGCGTAAGCGCATCAAACAGAGCCTTGTTGTAATTGTCGATATCCCGACGGCGAGCATCTGGTGGAAAGAGAAGGATCTCCACCGCAGCTGGTGACGAAGATGGTTTAGGAAGGCAACGCAGCTGCTCAATAATCGCTGCGCATGCCGCACTCTGATATGCCCTGCCTTTCTCACTGATAAGATGGCGGCCTTTTAACGGCCCCTTGTTAGGGGCTCGCCAGTAGGTGTTTACGCTCGGCGGGAACGGGAGAACCAGCTTCATAAAGTTACTCCCTGTTTTTTCAGCCATTCAACAGCGTTTTCTCTGGCTTTATTTCCGCCAGATAGCAGGTCTCTAACGATCGATACCGGTTCTGCATTCCATTCAGTTTTGACAACGGTAATACCCCTGGCAACGCCAGGAGCAATGGAGAGGTAACCCTTTTTCTTAAGCGCCTTCACGTGCTCAGCAGCAGCGTTCTGCGATGAGCAACCAATCAGTTCAGCAAGCTCGATCAACGTTGGTGGGAAGCCTACCTTTTCAATGTGAACCTTGATAGCTTCATACACTTCACCTTGACGCGGCGTTAACTCGTTCATGAGTCCTCCCCAATGCGGCTGTTGTAGCGACCAAAGCGACCGTTAAGCCGCCCGATGATGCTGTAGAACATCAAAAGGCTTACCCCCATAGGCTTAACCTTCTCGTGATATTCCTTAAGGATCGGCGTTGCTATTGAGTTCCAACCTGCTGATGGATTCTCTGTGATGGCTTTCTTAAGCGCGGTGCTGCATTGACGAGCAACATCACGAACCGCGTTCTCCTGCTCGGTTGATAGTTTCTTCATGCTGCATGCTCCCGATTATTTGTGACCGGAACAGCAACACCGGGAATCAACTCGACTGCAGCTGACTCGGCCTGATTACCCCAGTGGTCCCAGCCAGGCGCACCACAGCGGCTGAAGAGTTCGATTCGCGGGACATCACCGTAAAGCTTCTCCAGACGAAAACGCGCCTCAGCTGGTTTCTGGCTGTGCTCGCCGAGTGGGCTGTAGATAACCTGCTTGATGCTGGCGCACTGGCGTTCCAGTCCATTCCCCCTGGTGGCGATCAGCATGTCTTCGGTATTGGCTCGTGTGTAGTTGCCGCCGTTCATACGGGTCTGTACGTTCAGCAGGTCGAGGAAGTCGTAAAAGTCCTCCACTCCACCAGCCTGAAGAGCTTTGTTGATGTGCTGCTCTGCCAATGGGTTGAACTTCACCCAGGTAAAGCCCTTCATCGTGCGGACCTTGAAGCCCCATGCTTCAGCCAGTTCAATCGCTTCGCGGGTGTGTGTTCCGGTGAACCACATAGCCAGAACAGCATCATCCGCAGCCAGGTCCCAAACAGGCAGACGCTTCAAGTCGATCAGCTTCATCGTGCCGTAGTGGTTGGTGGCTGCACCGTTGCTGACGGTGTTCCCGTATTCCCAGGCTGGGTCTGCGTAAATCAGAGAGTATTTCATTAGATATTCCTCCCCTGACCTGCCAGACACCATGTGTCAGTAGGCGTTTTTATTTTCGGTACCATGCTCAGGCAGCGCTGGCGCTCAATCAGGATCTTCATTCGTTGCTCTTCGTCTTTTGAGCGGTTGAATGCTTCCATCAGAACAGTGGCTGCCCGCTGGAAGAGCCCCTTCTCAAACAGGCCTTGTGCTTTTTCCATCATCGCGGTTACTACCGGGTTCGGTGCGGCTTCCTGTTCTGATGCAGCTGGTGCGTCAGCTCGGTTAATTTTCAGTGCAGAACGCCCTTCGGTAACATCCCCACCCGGCGCTTTAGCAAAATACTGGTAGCACTTGCCATTGTGCTGGCGGGTAGCGCGATTCAGTTTGACCAGGTGACATACACCACGCTGAACAGCATGAACGTCGTACTGACGCATTGATGCCGCTATCTCTTTGTTCGTTAAGCCAGGGTTAGCGGCGATGAAAATCTGAATGTCTTTCAAGAGGCTCATGAGTTAGCTCCTCTGAATCCTGCCGGGACTTTGCTGTAGTCAGTGTTCTGGAAACTGGAGCGGAAAACCCCATCTTCACGGACCCACTCACCGTTAACACGAGGAGGACGCCCAGCTTTGGCCCAACTGTTCGCTGATTTCAGGTAGCCAGGGAATTTGGTCGGCTGGAAAAGCGTCTGTGGTCGAAGGTAGGCCGCCATCGTCAGGTCTTCGCTCCACTTGGCGTTGCAGTAATCCACCACCAGCGATAACTCTTCAACGGTGTAGCCCTCCCCGATTCGGGCACGAATGTTTTGCAGCGAGGTTGTTGAAACCTGATAACGCGAACTGGTCACCTGGTTGAGATGGGTTAAAACCTGTTTAGCCTGATCGGTGATCAACACTTCACCGTCTGGTTGCGACGCAACCGGACAAATAGGGTTTTTAATATCTGTAGTATTCTCTGTTGTATTCTCTGTAAGAACATCAGTGCAATTTGACCTGATGAGAGCGGTTCGTTTTGACCCGTTGGAGCGTTCCACTTTGACCTCTTCCATCGGTTCATTTTGACCTGATGGAAGAGTGCAATTTGAACTCTTCGATTTGGTCACTTTGACCTCATCTAAAAGCTCGCTTTCGTAGTTGATCGTGTAGTAGTTCGTCATGTCGCGCTGTGACTTGTTCAATTGCTCAACTTTGAGCACGCCGAGGTTCTTCAGGCGGGTAAATGTGCGCTTCAGCGTAGACTCAGACCAGAACGGGAACTGCTCCAGCCACTGCTCGTTGGTGTTGTAAATCCAGCGCACGCCGTCACGCTCCAGTCCGGAGGTGGTTTCTTTAAGCCAGTAGTTAACCTGCTGCAATGCAATGGCCTCGTTAAGGCCAATGCTGTATGCAAGGTCAGGGTTTATCACTATCGGCCGGGATGGCATCAACAGGCTCATGGTCGTCCTTTAACTCTGTAAATTTACGCTGGAATTGCTCAAGAGGGCTGAAGCACTCATGATCGTACCCTTCGCGAAGGTATATAACGCGTCGAGTCTGCGGCTCCCACCTGACGTCGTGGACGGGGATGCCTCTGTGGTCTCTGAATCGCCGGTCAACTTCAGCCATTCCTCACGCCCCTTCTCGTTCATCAGAGCAAAAGCCTCTACCATCGCGTTCTCAGGCTGGTAGTTGTTCGTGTCAGCCTGGTCGTTTAATCTCTCCACATAGCCGAACGGGGAGTCTTTTCCCACCAGCGGAAGGCATCTGAATTGCTTCGCTGGTCTCAATCGGTTTAAACTGTTCATGCGTTAGTTTCTCCACTGAATACGACACGCCAAGACGCCCGGAGCTGCACACTCGCGGGCGTCACTTTTTTTGGCTTTTCTTACGGCTAAACAGCGCAACAATCGCGCGGATTTCTTCTTCACGCGCAGCAAGGTGCTGGCGGTGATGCTCGTGAATCTCTTCAGCTTCATGCGGTTCAATCACTCCATCTTCCAGGGCCTTCTGGATAATCTGATCAACCTGACCACGTGCTGCTGCAGTTCTCATGGCACGCGTAAACAGATCGACACGGTCCAGGTCTTCCAGATGCGGAACGTCCACCAGCAGTGCGCCGCGACGACGGGCAAAGTAATCTGCCAGGAGAGAAGTGTTTGAAATGTCCTCCATCGCTTCCAGCTCGTTCACTTCGAAGAACCGGCAGCCGTTCTTCTCGTACAGGTTGTTGTTGAACTGCGTGACTGACATGCCAAGAGCACCTGCCATAGCCTCACGGCCACCGGGGTACGCTTTACACATCGCTTTCACTACTTCTTTCAGGCTTGGCTCTACCATGTTGGTTTTCCGTTTGTAGTTACTTTCAAGCAGCTGTATCTGTAGCCTTTTGATAAAGGCTGGCATCGTACTTAAGTTTGCCTTTCGTAATTCGCTCGATGACGAACGCTTGCTTTTGAGGGATAACCTCACCCCATCTGCAAACTGCAGGGTGAGAAATCCCAAGAACACTTGCGGTTTTTAATACGCCGCCGAAGTGCTCAATGACTTCTGATTTACGCATGGTTCCTCCTGGTTAACTCGCGTCTTAAAGGTAACAAAAGGTACATTAAATAGCAAACAACAGTTACAAGGAACCGATGTAACATTGGTTACATGAAAACAGAGATGAAAGACCGAATTAGATCCCGTCGAGTCCAGCTCGACATAACACAGCAGACCCTGGCTAAGCGCTTAGGAGTAAGCCGTGTTTCCGTAACTAAATGGGAGAGCGGTACGACCAAACCTGATGGTGAAAACCTCCACCAACTGGCAATGGCGTTGCAGACAACTCCAGAATGGATTCTTTACGGTCAGGGTGAGGAAACGCAGGACGATACCAAAGTTATTCCGTTCCTTAAGCCCCCAACGGCAGTCCCTATTATCTCCGCCGTTCAGGCTGGTATGTGGACTGATACTTATGCATGCTCAAGGCTTTCTGATGTGATTTCATGGACGCAAACCACTGCAAACGTTTCTGATGAAGTTTTCGGATTGGTAGTTCGCGGAGAGTCTATGACCAACCCTCACGGTCTGCCATCCATACCTGAAGGGTCGATCGTTATTGTTGAGCCTCATTATGGACAACTTGATGACCTTTACGGAAAAATTGTAGTAGCAATACTTGACGGTTCAGCTGAGGCGACCGTTAAAAAGCTGGTATGGGATAGTCCCTTCTCATACTTGATGCCACTTAACCCTGCATTCAAACCTATCCCGATAGACGGTAACTGCCGAATTGTTGGGAAAGTGGTTCAGATAACCCAGAACATCTAAATTCCTCATTTCCACTGCCAGAGCTCCTTCTGGCATTTTTTTACCTCACATGGTAACAAAAAGTACATTGCCTGCTTGACCACCAAGGTAACTAAAGGTACATTCAAATCACACCACTGGTACGGACAGTTACCTGCGCCGATGTGGTAGTTAGCAGTACGGCATATGGCACATGTGCCGCAGCGGTCCAGGGATTCCTTAGACAGTATCCCGATCCAGCGGGTAGCCGGAATGTGCAAGCCAGGCGAGTATGACAGCCAGAGACGTTTCACCAGCGTGGCGATCAGGTGTGACACCTCGGAAGAGACGAGGATAGTATCGATGAAATAAAAGCGCCCCGCTAGACGCTTAGCTCTTTAACAAAAAGTTATTCTGAGGCTTTTAGTGGGGAAACCTTATTTACAGCGTAATTACCGAAAGCAAACAGGAAGACGAACATACATCCCGCAGTAATAAGGAATGCTTTAAAGGTTTTCCAAAAGTCGTCAGCTGTTGTCAATGGGTTATCTAACATTGTCAGAGTATCGAATAGGAGAGCGCAAAAGGTACCAATAACTATGTATAACAGAATCAAAAATACAGCAGCCACTCTTGGTCGTGGTGTAGGTTCTGAAAAAGAAATCAATACTCTATTGGTTCGTTTGAAGGAGAGTATCAATATGACTAAACAGACGAATGCCCAGCCGAATAACGCAATCATTGTATCAAGGCTAAAATTACTTAATGTCAATTTACCTAACAATCCAGCATATAGAATAACGCCAAGCACTGAACAAATAGAACTGAGCATAAGGCCACGTATGCCTTCATAGTATTGATCATTACCTTCAAAAGGAACTTCTAGTCTTTTCTTAGACATTACGTTGACCCTTTATTGTTATCTTTAAGAATTAGAGAGAACAAAAATATAATCGGAAATGAAGACAAAATCTTTAATTATATTTTTGATTTTTCGCGCTGTGCAGAGCGCATATAACACGGAGAAACTATCCATGACGAACACACAGAACGTCACCGAGTTACAACCACGTATGACCAGAGAACAGCTTATCGACGCAGCTCGTAAAGCAGCCCCTCTCCTTCCTGCCGCTTATGGTTGGATGGTTAACGAACTGGCTACGCGCCTTGACTATACCAGCGTTGCGCTTTGTGAAGCGATGGCGCAGCGGAAGGAATTGGCTGAGCAGAACGCTACGCTACGTGAGGATGTCACCAGCTGGGCCAAAGAGTGCGACCGCATAGAAGAGCGCCACACCAAAACGCCTACCAACATGCACCTGCTGGAAGCTCAGCGAGAACTCCGTGAGCTGCCTCGTGTCGTCATTTCCCTGAATAACGGGGTTGTTCTCTAATGGCTAACTCATTCAAGCAAATGACCAAGGCCGGTGTAATTAAGCGCACCGATACCGGGATGTTTATCGCTCTTTCCGATATCCACGTTCGTGAAGGTTTCAACAAGCGTGAAGAC